AGGCCCTCGCGGTATTTTGGATGGATGATGGTTCTGTGGGTAAGACCACCTCTGCGGTCAATAAAGGGATTTTAAATCTTTACCGTCCATTGGAAGAAGCTCTTCTAGTTTGCGAATGGATTGAATCTCTGACCGGAGTAGAGGCTAAACCTTACAGAGACGGATTTTCTTATCGTGTTCGTATTTCACGAGGGAAAATGCCCAAGTTTCTTTCCAAAATCCGGCCTCACGTTCACTCCTCGATGCGACATAAAGTCACCTTGTTATTCTCTTCTTACAATACTCGAAGCAAAAGAGAGTACCAAGCGAGCCTTAGCATACCTCTGGTTGATGAAGGCGATAAGGCGGCACGAGCGCGGAGCGAGAACACACATACGTGTTCTTGATGATATAGTCTGACCTTGCAGGATGGTAAATTGCAAGAACTAGAGGATAAAGAGCCTCTAGGGTAACAATTGTATCGTTTCTGGGGCAATCCTGGCTCTAAAGAGTCTCGGGAGCGCACTGCTGAGCAGACCATTGGTACTGCCAACAGCCGGAACATTGTGAAGGACAAAGTGCTCGTGACCCTTCGCGAGTACACTGGTCCTGCGGATCCGAGTGATCCCACTCAGCCCAGCACTTTCAAGATTGCTCGCGAGACTCTGATCACCGCGCAGCGTCTTTTGCTGGACACCGGCAACCTGACTGCGTTCCACCAGTCAATCGGTTCGCTGACTCTGCTCGACGACTATCGTCGTTGGCGCGACCGGGTGTTCATTAACGAACTCCTTAAAGCAGTTTCTAAGGGTCAGGCTTCTGACTCTCAAGGTGGTTACTACTACCCCGGCGATCTCGCTGTCGGTAGCCTCACCTACGCAAACGCCGAACAAGCTAAGTTCGACGTTAAGGACGATCTGCTCCGCGTGGTTAAATCCATGCGTAAGCGCAACGTTCCTACATATCAGGATGGTTTCTATCGCTGCGTTTGCGATCCTACTTTCCTGATGCACCTGCGCCAGAACAGTGACTTCCGTGAAGTTGCTCGTTACCCCGGCAACGGTCAGATCAACCCCCTGATGTCCTCGATGCAGCCCAACGCTGCTATCTACATGGGTCAGGGCTTCGGCCAAGCCACTTTTGTGGCGGGTGAGCCGATTATGCCGACCGGTTTTGTGTTCGAAGGCGTCCGCTTCTTCGAATCCACCAACATGCCTTCTCAGTCTCAGACTGCGAGCATCGGCGGCACCTCCGCTTCTTATGAAGCTGCGATTGGTATGTTCTTCGGTCCCCAGAGCGTTGGCGTCGGTATCGGCGGTAATAACGCTCAGGTTCTGTTGAACAACAACGATGATTTCAGCCGTTTTATCATGATGATTTGGAGCCTGTACGCAGGTTTCGAACTTCTGAACGCTGATTTCTCGACCATCGCTTACTCCTTTAACGCTTGATAAGGAGGTAACTAACGATGGCAATCAATCCTAAGCAGATCTCGGTTACGAAGATCTATCCCGGTAACTACACCAACGTTCTCCGGTATTGGCACGAACCTAAGTCTGTAGACTTCCTCAACGCAAACGGCACTGCTCAGACGCTGGCTAACCAGCCCGTGGGCGGCCCTGTTGGCGTGATCTTCCGTCCCGGCTGGATCGCTCAACAGGCTGTTGGTTACGTTGACCTGTCCTTCCAGGCTCTGGGTAGCGTTAACCAACTTGAGTACTACGCCACGCCTTACGGCTCTGGCGGCGCTGATTACGCTCCGTTTGCTAACGGCAGTGTGATCATTCCTTCCCCCGATTACCACAAGGACATTCGCACCGATATTGCGAACGGTATTACCGTTCCTTCCGGTGCTTATGTGTACCGTGTGGGCCTGCGGGTGACCGGCGGCGACGTGATCTCCAGTGGTATTACTGGCGGTTCCGCTACTCCCACCCTGGGTGTGGGTCCTGCCGTGGGCGTTGGTCTTAACACCACCCCCACTACCAGTGGTTTCTTCGCCACCATTGTTGGCGCCAGCAGCCGGATCGAAAACGGTTCGTTCAATTCCAGCAACGCTTGGAATGATGCGAACATGCACGCAGTTACTACTGACACCACCTACAAGCTGTACTCTGTGCAGAACCTGGGTGGCGCCTCTGCGTCCGGTCTTGGCCAAGCTTCCGGTGTGTACGACGATCGTGCATCTGCCGGTAAGCTGTCTGGCAAAGACAAAGCCCTCGCAATCTGCGAAGTGTGCTGGCTCGTTCCCGACGAACCCCCCAAGCGCGACGACGTTGTTCTGCAACCCGCCGGCATCGTGGAGTCTTCGGTGTTCACCTCCACCAGCCCCGCCTGATAAACTTCAGACGGAATGTTCGACCCCCTCTTCGGAGGGGGTTTTTTATTGGATGTTTCTGGCTTTATCTAAGAGATCTTGTTTGAGTTGCTTGAGGCGTTCGTCTGGATTCAGGCTGTAGGTTTTGCCTAATTCCATAAGATCCACAACGCTGCGACTGAGAGCTTCTGGGTTGATGTAATCCAACATATTTGCGGTAGCTTCCAGCGCTTCTGGAGCAAATCCCCCGCCGGCAATGCCTAACCCTCTGTGAATATCTCTGCGCGTTTCCGCCTGCGGTGTTTTGGACTGTTGAGCGGAATAACGCACTACATCTGGTGCAACCGTAAGAATATCCGCAGGAGGTACAGCACTTGCTGCGATGCCAGCTCCGCCAACGGCAGCAGCTCTCCGCGTGGCAGCCGGCGCAGGTAAGCCCGCTTCTCTGTTTCTTTTATATTCTCCTACTACATTTAATGCGTCCCCGACAAACGGAATGGCATACAGTATCCTTTTTGTTGCCGGGTTTACCTGTAGAAATCGAGGTACAGAAAAGTTAAACGGCACGATCCTGTAGACGTATCACCTACTGTCAGTTTAGGGTAAGATGACTTCAGATACTGTTCACATAATGACTGTGACTCAAATCAAAGAATTTACCTACACTCCAAATGGCGTAAAAATTGAAGTTTTGAGTTCTCACGATGATGGCGAGTACTTTATGGTTCGCTCCATCACCACGGGGAAGGTGTTTTTTGCATACAAGAATCAGGTTTTAGAGGAAGTTAAAGAACCTGAACCGGAGGAAAAAGGCGTTAAGCAGCGGCGTGGTCGGCAACTTGTTAAGCCGGAGGTGCCGGCCTTCAACCGCGTCAATCTCAACAGCGCTCCTCCTCAGCTCCTGACTCAAGTTCTTAAAGGAGTGGGGATTAAAACTGCTACTGAGATTAAAGAGCTTCAGCAGTCTCTCCCTGGTGAACGCTTCACCAAACTGGATCAACTGAAAGCGATCAAAAGTGTTAACTGGGATGAAGTTTTGGAAAGCGGCAATGTTTACGTAGAATGATGTAAAGAACGCCTGCTGAGCTGTGGCCCAGTTAAGTCCGCAAGAACTGGAGCAAATCCAGGGTTATTTAGCTCAGCAGGGTGTTGTTTTTCAGCCGGATACGACTGACGCAACTAAGCGTGAAGTTGTATACGCAGCAATTAATCAGATAACCCGCAACCCGGCGCAAACGTTTGGGTACAGGTTAGATGACTTTAACTTTAGTCGTGTTGCATATCACTTAGGGTACAACATAGCGACAGTTCCTGCGGGCGATTACGCTCGCTTGATGGAAGCTTGTAATAGCGTTCCTAGTGAGTTTTATTTCGACAAAATTGTTCAGCAGGTCGAACGCTGCGAAGAAGCAGAGCGATTAACAGAGCTTGCAACTGGTCGTGCAACCAGTCGGCAAGAAACTATTTTGGGCGATGTTAGTCGTTCAATTAATATTCAAGACAAAAGGGAAACAGCAAAAATTTGGCGAGAAAATTATCTTTATGAATGTGATCGTTTAGCGCACATGTTGTATATCCCGAACTACCGGGACCCCGTGGCAGCTCGTTATCGGTTTGAGCGCAGTGGCGGAGAATTTATTCAAGCTATCCCCGGACCTCCCGATGTTTCAAGGGCAGACCGCCTATACTTTTACGCAAATTGGAGATAGACGCTATATTTATGTGAGAGCAGTATGTCGGCCTAATGGGACTCCGCAATTTAGACGAGGGGTTACGAGCCCTTCAGGGTATGGGTGCCGACGTACAAGATGTTCTTAAAGTTTTCGGACGTGGTTTGGTTGAAAGCGGCATTTTAAAACCTGCCGCTAAACCCGCTGCTGCAACTCGTGCCGTCCAGCCTACTTTAGGGTTACGGGAACGCCGTGGAGCTACCAGCGCTACAGGGCAGAATATTGGCGGTCGTTATTACGGCGAAGCGCAGAACACCCCCCGTAATACCGAAACTATCCGCATAGGTGAGAGCGCCCCTCGTTTGAATCTGGGA